TACTTGGGGTTGTATAGGAAGAGACCAATTATGATAATCGATTGTATTCCTAATGCACTGACTAAAAACCAAACGTCTTTCATGATACAGTATAGTTAATCATTCTACTCTTAGCTAAAGATTTCATTTCAATTATCCGACTCATTCTGTCAATATCACCAACTGCAAGTTCATACATGCACCAACTTAAAACTGTACCTATTATATAGTGTTTCATATTAGGTCACTTTTTAGAAACAGATTTATAAGTGCAAAAGTACTAATCATGAATCCGAAAACCGAGACTTGTATAATTGTAGCCCAAACTATCTGTCTCATAGGATGCATCTCTGTAAGTTTTTCTAAGGAATCCTCACTAGGAGATAAGTTTACAATCTGTAAAGCAGTTCTTTCGTTTTCAGGTTTTTGAAACCATGGTACATATGTCATGAAGGTAGTAACCCCCAAATTGAGAATGCAAAAATAGAACAGAGACAAAAAGTCTCCATTCCATTCTTAAGTCGTGTTATCTTCTTCTCAGACATTATAATGCAGCTAGGTACATCACAAAGAAAGGTAAAAAGAATGGAAGAGTCATCAGCACTAGAAATTCGATAGCATCACAAACTTTGCAGACAATTCGATTGTCTCTCAAGTCTTGGATTTCTCTAGCTTTTCGTACCATGCTCTTTGCAAAAGTTGCTGTGGTCATGGTTTTCCCGTAAGTAAAAGTATAAGTATGTTGTATAATTGGGTATAAGTCCGTGTTATACGCACTTATTTAGACAAACTAAAAACCTAATGTATTTTAGTCTTGTCTGTTGGTAATTCGTTTTCAAAATCTTGTGCATTCATATCCTCTTCCCACTGGTCTAATTCTTCATCAGACATGGTTTCTAGAACATGTTGCATTGCATTATTAAGGTATTCTCTTGGGTCAATTGGGACATTACTTACAGTATTAGTAAGAGGAATGTTTCCACCCTCAACCATACCCAACCATCTACCTGCAGCTTCATCATAAAAAGGAACAAACTGTATGTTTAAAGGATTACGATGCATAATGGAATCTATTTCAATTCGTACAATCGGGTCTGAACTTAATGGAGCATATGGAATGAATGTTGCTTGAGTTTCATTGTTCCCCATATTTTTAGTAAGTTGACATATCATAGGAAGCGTCACTTGAACCTCACTGTCCCCACTATCCCTAACCATACCACAGAACTCATGTCCTGTTTTTAATTTGATGACTTCATACTTCATCGGTATTAAGTCCTTTGGTGATGTCATTAAAGTTCCTTGGTTTTTCAGTTATCTCGGTGACTCTTCCAGCTTCCATAATGTATTCATCTGTATTAGGAGCTGTGTCCCATATATTTATTGCAACACTTTGTCTAAGTCCACTCAAAACCCTAGTTACTTCATGACGTTGAGAAGAATTAAAGACTACCAACCTATTAGGTACTGGCAATATTTTTTCATGTTTATTTTCATATGAATGAATGATTAACTCTCCACCTTCAGGAATCTCTGTATGTGCGTAGTATATCATCCCCAACATAGGTGTCCTCAATTCTTGAGTATTCAAGAATTGTACTTCATCTTTATCAAAATGTACAGGCATACCCTCACCAATAATGGTGGTGTTTAACCAATATTCATAACCTTGATGTGGGTCTGTAAACTGTAATAAATCGTCCACCACCCCATGTATTAGGGTTTCGAAAACATTTACAGCTGGGTCTTCTTTATTTTTCCAATGGAATTTTTGATTTGTGTTAGATTTTAATATCAACCATTTATCCCACAAGGGGTGAGTACTGATATTTGCAAAGTTCTCATCATTTAAAAAATCATCTACTATAATCATTTTAAATTGAACTCCTTAATTTCATAAACAAAACCTTCTTCATTGTATATATTTATACGTTCCTTTAGATGATTTAGTGTGTAGTTGTTTCCACCAATACTGTCTGCAATATCAAACAACCTCATAGAGTCCTTACCCTCACCCTTTCTCAACCCTCTTCCGATAGACTGTAGATTACGAATTCTAGACTTAGATGGTGATGCAAAAACAATATTATCAATCTTCTTGATATTGACTCCAGTAGAGAATGTTCCATATGATGCAAGTATAACATTGTCACTAGCTTTCTCTACAAGGGTTCTCACCTCTTCCCTATCCGTTACATCTGTACCACCATACACATAATGTAATTTGTCTTTCAGTCTTTCTCTCATCTTGGTGTGTAGAATAACTCCATGTTTTTCGACATATTGAAATAATACAAGTGTATTTCCCTTCAAACTGTACACAAGGTTGCAGATGAATTCGTTGCGACTATCATTTCCTACGATGTAGTCCATCTCTTCTTGGTAGTTTTCAAACTTTCTTTTTTGATGTTTCAGAACTAATATGTCTATGGATAGATTTGCAATTGTCCCCTCTTCCATAAGTTGTGCAGTAGTAATAACCTTCTTAACAGGCCCGAACAAACCTTCCAGTTGTAGTCTATGTACCTCGGTTCCGTCCAGTGTACCAGTACAACCGAATCGTAATGCAGTCTTTTTCATCTTCTCTAATATACCCTTCAAAACATTTGCTTTGAATAGGTGTGCTTCATCCCCAACGACCATATCGAAACTTTCTAAGACTTCCTTGGGTGCTTTTGCAAACGACTGCCATGTTGTAATTGTGATTGGTGCATCGAACACTTCTTGTCCGTGATATATTTTGCAGATAGGTTCAGTGTATCCGTAATCTTGAAAATCCTTTGTCATCTGTTCGACCAGTGACGTGGTAGGTACAATGATGACCGTCTTGGTGTCGTAGTACCTTGCTAAGAGGTAAATGATGAGAGACTTACCACTTGCAGTGGGTGACAATAACAACTGTCTACCGTACTGTATTGCAGTCCTGAAGGCTTCTAACTGATAATCTCTAGGTGGGAATGGTAAACCTAATAAGGAAATCCAATCTTCTATTTTATGAAACTTGTCTTGTTCTTTATGTCCTAGAACCTCTCGAACACCTTCAAACTCATATCCACGTTCTCTACAGAACTCATCGATGTATGGAAGTAATCCTATGTATATCTTTCTTGTTTTAATTGAAAATAGATATACTTTACCATCCCACCACTTGTTTCTATAGGAAGGCATAAATTTTGCATTTGGAACTTTGTATGAGAAGAATTCATGAAGGTCTTTTGCAAGGCCGTCATCAGGACATTCAACTTTTAGGAAACACTCATCTACTTTAGAGACGGTGACTATTGGTTTAGACATAAGGATATCCATTTGCCCAAACGACCATAGATATTCTAGTACCCTGCACTACAGGTGTAACTTGGTGATGAACAAAGGATGGGAAAACGATTACCGAACCTGAAGTTTTGATACTTTCGGGAACAGTTCTAATCGCCTCATCATACGAGAATGGTTCTCCCTTTTTGATTCTATCAAACTGACGGTTTGGTTCCAACCATTGAAATAGTCCACCCTCATACTCATCGGGTTCCGATAACTGAATAGACATGGATAATTTTCTATGCATTCCATCGGGATTTGTTTTTCCACCATGGTCTGTGTGCCATGTGTAGAAATCACTTCTACTTTTAGATGGAGTGTGTTCATAGATGGTGTATTGCATATTTTCTAGAAATTCAAGTTTATGATTCCAGTTTGATACCACATTAGCTTCCATAAATGCATCCCAAATTCTCAGGACTATAGGTTCTGGCAGTCCGAACCCAATATTGGGATTAAACCACTTTATTTTAGAACTTCTAATTTCTTCTGAAGGGGATGGTGGTTGATGTGCTTCGGGACTGTCGGGGTCGGTTTGAACAAACCCTGTTGAACCCTCTTCTATTGGTATCATAGATGCATGTAAATGAATCTCCTTCACCTCTTCGGGTGTGAAGAATCCTTTTGATGCCCATAGATAATTCTCTAGTTGCATATTATTGACCCGCCATGAATTTTCTCCAATCAATCGTGTTACGGATTGTTTGGTGTCTCCAAGTGATGTTAGTCATACACTCTTTGATATAGTTAATAGTCACTTGAAGATATTCTCTCTTTGCACTCATCTCTTGTAAGTCGGGGTCTGCATTGAAGAAATATGACATATCGGTCTTCATTACTTTGAGACCATCAAATGGGTCGTGTTCCCATCCATATGCACTAATCTTATCTGCATCAAGTTTACCATTATACCACAACCACTTATCTTTAAGTAGGATGTTATATTTGGCTTCGTATTGTTTGGATACAAGTATCTTACTGGTTAGTAAGTCTTGGTATTTTGCGTGTAGTTTTGGTACTTCAAGAGATGCACTATCTAATTCGATATCATCTATCTCACAGTCTTTAGACCACTGTTCTTTTATTTGTTCTAAGTTCATAATTAATCACCTACTAGTATTAACTACTAGTATAACATATTTATAGGGGTTTAACTAGTGCTTTCTATCTCGTAATATGCAAATCTAAACGATGCATCAACTGAGATTGTTTCTGACTCAGCACCCGATTCAAACGATAATCCACCTAATGATATAGGGAATGCATCATGGAATCGTATGTATTTATTAGGTATGTTCTTGTTGGTATTTACAACAAGTGTTACCATAGAGGTTGTTAATAGGTCATTACCTGTATTACTGGACTGTTCATATGGGTCTGTTGAAGACGATGAAGTGTAGGTTTTGTATTTACTAGGGTCTCTGAATGGGACAATTGCATCCATCCAATCATATAGTTCCTTGAAGTTTTGTAAATCTTCATCAACTAGGAAAGATACATCTAGTGTACCAAACTCAATCTTGTCGCCAGGAAAATATGCATCAATACCCACACCAGCTTGCATGGTTGCTTCTGCAAATGTGATTGAGGGAATGTTTACACTCTTCACATAGTATTCAACTGTAGGAACCTTATCAATAAGAAGTCTAAAATTATTCTTATTGAGTATAGATTTATTGATTATTGTTTCAGCCATTTATCTTTGCTATCCTTTTTGTACTTGATGTATCGAAATAGTCATTAGACCGATACTCTCTTGTTACTGTGTTTTCACATAAGTAACCATCTTGTTCGTAGAGGGTTACAGTTTT